CCCTGTATCGCCTTTTTCGCCTTTCAGCATCAATGTTTTCACTCTATAATATCTGCTCATCTTGTCACGTCACTTTCTATCTTTAAAGCCCCATTGAGAATAGTAAATACATCACCATTAAGTTCGATTTGCAAGTCATAATAATACATTCCTGTCTCAAGATTTTTCGTGTCCTCTGGCGCAATACGAACAATGTAATACAGCTTTGTGCCGTCCTGCTTTGAAAAATTGATTCCTTTTTCTAGTTCCTTATGAATCACTACATCATCATCATCATAATTCGTTTTGCATGTAAAATCTGCCTTTTCTAATTTCTGCGGTGCTTCGTCAAACTCAACTAAAAACGCAAAGCTCAATGTATCACCCCTAATAACTTCAAAATTTGCTTTCATTATATCCACCTCGAATAATTTTCAAATGCAATATATGTCAATGCTCCATCCCATGACACGGAGTTTGGCCCAACATTAAGAACGAACTTGTCATAATTGCCGACAACGTATCTGTTCATCAATACATCATCATTGTACGCCTCAAGCCTTCTTGTGTCTATTGTGATGGAATTTGTCGTGCTCAAGTCAATACGGAATAACTGCACGCCATTCAACGACAAAATGATAATCCCTGTTCCTTTTATATGAATAACTGGCTTTGATACATAATTGCCATTATTTCTAACTGTGATAGCACTTGTCGGATTGCTGAACGCCTTCAGTTTCTCGATATTGCTGTATTTGAATGGCTGTACATGATACGTGATTTCAGCCGTTCTGAACCTCATAAGGCGCTCATAATCAATCGCATTTAAAATGTCGTACACGTAGTATTTTTCTGGTTCATTTGAAAATATTACCGTTCCGCTTGAATTAAAAAACGTAATAATATCATCAATATCATAGTCACCAAACAGCCCGATCTTCATTTTTTTGTCGTATGCTGAATATCCAAGCCTTGTGATCACATCACCGTCGCGACCGTCTATTTGTTCAATGCTTGTACGCATCAAAGGCTTTGTAATCGGTGGCAATTCCTGTATCAGCAATCCTTTTAAATATCGGCTGTCTTTTCCGTTTTGAACAACGTAATTTCTCATATTTTCACCGCCTTATTCATAGATCAGTTTTGTAACAGTCTTATCCACGAAGTGCCCCATTTCTTCATCGTCCATTTCGATTTTGACCTGTGATAGTGCATCCTTGAATGCTTCAACCATGTTGTTATAGTTTCCACCACTCGCAGAAACGCCACCGTTCACATTGAATGCGTCAGACACTCCACTAGCCAATGCTTCTGTCTGGCTGATAAGCTCAGGGCTTGCCTTTCTTAAAGAATCACTCAATCCATCGACCATGTCAGGCATCCAGCTTTCATACTCAGCAAGAGGCCCTTCGTCAGGTCTTGAGAAATGAAGGAAAGACTTGATTTTGTTTGCAAGATCTCTGACCGCACTTGTGACTTTATGAATCGCACTCCTGATACCGTTTGCGATACCCTGAACCATGTCAACACCCCAGTTATACAACTGACCTGGAAGACTTCTGATTTTCCCTATGATGTTATTTACAAGTCCAGACGCTGCATTTGCACCTGCTTGTGCCAACTGTCTCGCAAAGTTCCATGCGTTGTTCAATGTGCTTGACAGCCAATTCCATACAGCAGACGGAAGCCCACGAATGAATGATACAACCCTGCCAACAAAGTTAGAACCTGTTTCAGAAGCACTAGAAACCATGTTAGAAGCCCAATTCTGTACATTGCTTATAACATTACCAAGGAATGCTCCAATACGTCCAGGAAGTGCCTGAAACCACGATATGAGATTGTCTATAAATCCACCAACTGCCGTGATTGCATTTCCGACCGTGTCCTTGAATGCATTCCACACACTTATGACGGCATTTCGGAATCCCTCATTTGTATTCCATAATGTTACGATTGTTGCTATTAGTCCCGCAAGCAACGTAGCAACCAACATAATCGGGTTGGCATTCATTACACCGTTAAGCAATGCCTGTGCAACAGATGCGCCCTCGTTAGCAACCTGAAATGCTTTAACTGCTCCAACCACGCCGTTAATCATGCTCGCTACCTTCCACGTTAACATTGCCGTTCCGATTCCTGCAACAAGCGATATGATCGTATCGCCATTGTCCATAATAAACCCGAATAAATCACCAACACCAGAAATAATATCATCAATGACAGAAACGACAGAATCAATATCCATATTGTCGATTGCATTTGTAATGTTTGGAATCCACTCGTCAGAGGCTTTTTTCAGAATCGGCTGTAATGCTTCACCAAGTTTTGAATTGATAGTATCACTCAATGTCGAAAGTCTACCGTCCAAATTCTGAGACTGTGCATCCATTGACTTAAAGTATTTACCGCCTTCAGAAGTTGACCTCTTCATCGACTCCGTGATCTCATCAACTGACATTTTACCTTTTGATATTCTGTCATAAAGGCTTGACATGCTTTCTCCAGTATGTTCTGAGATTTCCTGTAACGGGTTGAACCCTGCATCAATCATCATGTTGATATCTTCAAGCGATACTTTCTGCGACGAACTCATTTTCCCATACGCTCTCGAAATACTGTCCAGCTTGTCAGCGCTTCCCTGCGAAATATCACCAAGCATCATCATACTGTCAACCGCATCATCAGCATTAAATCCAAAGTTCATCAACAAAGATGTTGCATCTGCCAACTGTGGCATATCAAATGGAGTTTTTGCTCCAATATCAGCAAGTTTTTTGACTGTCTCGCTTGCCTTGTCTGCTGAACCTGTCATGACCGTAAATGATGTCTTGTAGTACTCCATTGACTTCTGATAGTCCACCGAACCACCTACAAGTGACTTGAATCCACCAACAACCTTACTGATTGCCTGTGATGCAAGATTAGCCATCGTACCCTTTAATACAGTAAACCCATCGTTAAGATTTTTTGATGCGCCATCAGCATCACCCATCTTTTTCGATAAATTATCAACCTGTTTTGCGCTACCGTCAGATTCTTTGCCTAAATTGTCAATCTCTTTTGTGGTCTTGATAACGTCAGCTTTGGCGTTGTTCATCTGCACTGCAAGCTGTGACAATGATTTCTTGTTTTTGTCCTGAGCCGTTGTGCTTTCATCATACTGCTTTTGAAGTTCATCAACAGCCTTTTTCTGCTCTTCGTATTCTTTGCTGCTTTTGCCACACTGTGCTTCGATGCTTGCGAGCTTTCCCTTTGCAGTTTCCAACTTTTCGCCAAGTTGTGTATGCTCATCTGCTGACTGTTTAACAGCATTCTGATATTGCTTGTACTGGTCAGATACTAGTTTCAGCTTTGATTTCTGCTCTTCAAGTCGCTTGTTCAGCACATCACTCTTGGCTGTCAACGCATCGGTGCTTGTGTCGTTCTTATCATATGTACTTGTTACAATCTTCATTTCGGAAGATACTTCACGCAAGTTCTGTGTAATCTGTTTCAATGCTCGCCTGTATTCGCTCTCGCCTTGTAGTTTAATTGTTCCACCTAATGCCATGCGCTCACCCCCTTAGAACCAGTCGTCTTCATGCTGTGTTTTTTCATATGCCTTCGCATAGGTTGTTCCTGTCTTTTCAAGCATCAGCTCAAAGTCAAAATCGTTCTTGTAATGTTTGTATAACAGGTTGAAAGTTGTCAGTGTCAATCTTCCAACTTCATGAAATGTAAACCCGAGTTTGTTACGCCCGATAAAGTAGAACCATGTAAAGTCTATTGGCTCTGGTTCATCTTCATCGGGTATTATGCGTTTTTTTCGGCACTCTTAGTGCTGTCAACGACAACACCATTCATCAACTGTGCAGATGATTTCAAGCCAATTTCTGTGATCATTCTGCCGACCTGCTTTTTAGTAAGCATCTTTTCTTCTGTACCATTTTCTTCGTTCTCGATGTCAATTCCTTCATTTAACATTGCCGTGATTCCAAAGATAACAGCCTTTGCGTTTGGCTCACCATTATTTTTTGCGCCATCGGTGAGCTTGCCCCAGTTTTCAAGTGTTCTGTACTTATCTTGAATAACTTCCATCACGTTCAGATTGAAAACTAGCTTGTATTTCTTGCCTTTGTATTCAAGTGTCTTTGATACTTCCTTCATGTTTACCCTCCTAAAAAAATAAGACAGGGACTATCCCTGTCTTTAATATTCTTTTTAGACTTAAGCCTTTGCCATCAGTCTTTCAAGATATGTGACAGCTTCAGTCTTTGTATCAAACGTCTTTGACTTTGACCATGTGCCATCAGCCAATGTTGCAACAGTTCCAGCAAGTTCAGTTGTGCTGAATGATACACTTTCGCCCTTTGTAGAATCATCCTGTGATGGCTCTGAAAACTTAACTTTGCACAAGAATTCTACCGTGTACTTGTAAGCTCCGTTCACCATCTTTGTAACGATTCTTCCGAAACCAACATATGGCGCAACATCGTTTGCATTTCTGACAAGTTCTGAATCTTCTGAAGACACCTTATGTCCTAGAAGGTCTGCCATTGTCTGCACATCTTCATTGTCGATTTCTACTGTTACAGAGCCCTTTTGGAAAGATGTATCACTTTCTGCTAATGCATCATCGGCATACAAAGACGCATCATTGTTGCTGATATCCACCTTACACGAAATAGCCTTGGCTGGCTTTTTCGCGCCATCATATGTTGCTGTACCTTCTTCCGATTCCGTAAGTTTTGAATATCGGAAGTTATTTAACCCGATCTTAGCCATTATTCGCTCCTTTCGATTGAAAAACATAATGTCTTGTGGTAATACTTCGTATCGTCCTCATACATATCTTCGGATGAACGGTCAGGTTCCCACATAAACCCGACAGCTTTAAGCAATCCTTTTAACGCCTTGATAATCGGCTTGTAATTGCCTTTTGAGTAAATATCAAAATCATAATATTCAACGTAGTTCAGCAGTTCATCATCACCATGCAACACACTGTCTGCATCTGTCATCATGTAAGTGATGTATGTTTCTGAACTTCCGTTGTATCGTAAGAACTTGACTGGAATTTTTTTGCCGTTGACCGTGAAACCACTCAATGTTTTTTCAATGAGGCTATTCATCTAACAGCCCCCCGCTCAACTTCTTCTGCGCTTCTTCCATTGCTTTCATGATTTGTGACTTTTTGAAAGACTTTCTGAAAAATGGATGCTTTGGATATCTCCTTTTATCACTGCCATACTCGAACATATTAGCAACAAGTGGCGCAGGAGTCTTCTTGCCTTCCCTGTTTTTGAAATATCCAGTGATCATTACTTTCGTGTTGATACCATCATCTGATGGAGTTTTATACACACGTGACAGCTTCACGTTTTTTGTGAATCCTGAACTTTTCAGCGCCTCTGGAAGTGCCGAAATAGCATTCTTGTAAACAACTTCTGCACCTGCTTGTGTCATACCACCAAAGATGTGATCAAACTGCTTGTCGATGTAAGATATATCCTTCAGAACGCTATCATCAATATCAAAAACAATTTTTGCCATCAGTGAGTCACTTCCTTTCCCTGTATTTCTAATTCTACGCTGTTTTCATCAACGTTGTTCAGATATTCAATGAAATAAGTTTTGCCGTGGAACTCAATCAGCATATCCCTTGTGATTTCTGTTTTCGGATAACGAATTGTGAAGTTGGTGTATGCTTTTTCAAAATCAGAATTGTTTGCAATCAGCGTAAATCCTTTTGTTGTCCGAACATACGCATACGGCTGTAGTATCACCTTCTTCTGTTCTGTCTGGAAACCATCATCATCAGTAACAATGACGGTTTTATAAATTGTGATACGCTTTGAATACTTCCCTGCGTTTAACATTGTTCACACCTCACAACAGATTGACACTGTGCATTGCGAGAATACTCTGCACAGTGTTGTTCAAGTCTTTACTATCAACATACATTGTTCTGTTATCCCACATGTCTTGGCAAAGAATAAGCACCACAATCACAAATTCAGGATATTTGTCAACGCCTGCATCGTCAAGCCCTGTATAACTCTTAATAAATGAGGTTGCAATAGAAATAAGCATGGCCAATGTATTTATTTCGCTGTCATTTACTTCGTCCAGTCTCAAATAATCTGCAACGCTTTCTTCTGTAATATCACTAACTTTATTTACTTCCGTGCTTACTTCCATGTTGCTCACTCCTTTCTACATTATGAGCCCTTCATGACAAGTTTTGCGAGCTTCTGAGTGTCTGCAACCTTTGCATCCCACTCAACGAAAGCAAGAATTCCAAGTAGATGTTCTTCTGCATATCTTTCTTGTAATACCTGCATGTTAGCATTTTCTGAAACCTTCACAGCTAAACCAGAGAAGTCACCATAATAAATTGTTGTTTTTCCTGCAAGCATCTTGTCCATAGCATCAGAACAATAAATATCCTTGCCGAGAAGTGTATACCCCCATTTTGCTGTAAAGTCACGGTTCAATAAATAATCGCCTTCATTATCTTTTAACTTTCTGATTGCATTTCTAGTTTCACGGTTCATGATCCAAACGGAATTACCCTGATAGTTGTCGATTACTTTGTCCTGCACATCCATCAGTTCATCAGATGTAATCTTTGTTGCGTTTGCAGTTGTAACAGTCATATCTGATGTAATACCTTTTAAACCTTCAACCTTTCCATCTGTGCCGAACAGAATCTCACGTTCAAAATAAAGTGCAATTGCCTGGGCCATTTTTGTTTCAACAAATCCCACAATATCGAAATTGGAATTGTTAATCAAACTTTTTGAAATTTTAGCAAGGCAACGTGCAAGGAATCCACCAAGAGTGATCTGGCTGATAACAACCTTTCCAGATTCTGCTGTAGTTCCTTCATCTGCATACTGCATCACGATAGAACTGTTCTGTGCATCATACTTTGGTAATACTAGATTGCCAGTGATGTTATAACGGTCTGCCATAGAGAATACAGGTGAGATTTCAATAACCTGTGAAATGATTTCATTCCAAACAGTTGTCGGAATAAGTGTCTTTGCATCTGCTAGCATTGTCGGTGTGTCAGTATTCACAATGCCCCTGATTGCATTTTCAAATGCTTTGTGATCTTTTTCTGCATTTGTCATTTCAACAGGTGCGCTTGGCACTGGCTTCATGCTCATTTCTGCCATCTGATCATACATAGCAACAGTTGCATCAATGTCCTTTACCTCTTTTTCAAGGTTTGCAAACTGGTTTTTTTCGTCTTCAGACGGTAATCTGTTTTCTGCCTTTGCAGTTGTTAGCAGTTTCTCCATCTGAGCGACTTTTGAATTTCGATTTTCAATGAGTTCTTTTACGTTCATTTCTTCACCCCTCCGTCATTTTTTTAATGAACTAATAATATTCTCGTATGCCGAATAATCAAGCACACGGTCCTCAACAGGCTTTTTAGTCTGTTTTGGCTTTCTTAATGCATCAGGCACATGTTTATAGTTTCTAAACAAGTCCGTTGCACACGCCTGTACATCCTTCACACTGTCCAATGCGTTCACATTGAAATAATTTCCGATGTACATATCATCATCAGGATTGCCACAGAACCATGTTTCATTGTCCACCAGCTCTGCGATCTTCTCTGCTGTGATTCCTTCTTTTGCCTTTGCTTCATACATTGGCAACATCGTTCCGCTTTCAATCAGATTCAATGTGTCAATGCCATGCTGTAAATCGTTTGCATTGCCATACGTACAAGTCATTGGCTTGTGGATCATCATTACAGAGTTTTTGTAAATGTTGATATCATCTGCAACCATAGCAAGATACGTTGAAGCACTTGCGCACAATCCATCAATATATGAATGAATCTTTGCTCCTGTGTTCTGTCTGAATCTCTTCAACATTGAGACCATTGACGAGCTTGCAAACACTGAGCCACCGCCACTATTGATGTAGATATTAAAGTCTGTCACTCCATTCAAGCTGTCAAGCTCTGCCTTGAATGTGTTTGTGTCAATTGCTGTTTCTGATTTCTCGCCAAACCAGTCTGGCACGTTCTCATCAACAATATCGCCATAAATATAAAAATCTGCACTAGTTTTCGTCAGATTCTTTAAATACTTGTAATTCATCATCTGCCCCCTTTTAAGTTTCTTCAACTTTCTCAGCCGTTTCTTCTTCTTCATTTCCACCTGTCACCTGTCCAGTGTTTGGCGTATAATATGTGCCAGAATTGATGTCGTATAGCACGGCACCTAATCCAACATTTATTACGTCCATTCCTTCAACATAGTTCAAGTTTTCCATACGGCGTAATTCATTTATAGTCATAAGTCCTGTATCTTTCGCAACCTTGTAAGCATCGAATCTCTCCTTGATGCTTGCTTTCACGATTTCTTTTGTATCGAACTCAAAGAAGAAGTTTTTCTTTTCTTTCTCCAACAGCAGTGTGCTGTTGATTGCTGTCTCAAATGCTTTAACTATCGGATAGATTGCTTCCTTGAATGTCAGATTGAAGTCACTGTGAATATGGAATACTCCATTAATTTCATCCTGTAAAGTCTTCTTGCTCTCATTCAACTGCATTTCAACAGAACTGTTTGAAGATTCCTGAAACTTGATGCCGTTATTCAGAACCATGACGTTATCAGTATTGTTCGTATATAACTTTTTCCATGCTTCTTTCAGCTTGTCGATTTCTTCCTGTCCTAAACGTCTTTCAGCCTGTAAGAAACCTTTTTTATTACCGCCTGTCTTTACTAAGCCGAGCTGATAAACCAGCGTACTGTATGCCGTTTCAAGTGCTTTTGAAATTTCTTCAGTCAATCCTTTTCCGCTTGCGCCGTCTTTGGTGTTCCTCAACAACTTGACCATGTTCCATGGATATATTTTATCTGTACCAACATAGAACTGTATGAAACGGTTCATAGGGTCGGAATTTGACCACACTGTGACGTTCATATCTGGAATATATTTCAGTGCCGTTACGTTGTTCTGTCTGTCTCTTTGAATATAACAATATCCACCCTTGCCAAGTAAGTAATCCTCGACCATGGCTTTTTTTGTCTGAAACCCGTCAAGCGTGTTTCCAGTGTCGCCATTAAGCATTCGTACACGGCTGTCTTTCTGAACTTCCTCAACTTTGCCGTTTTTGTACTTGTAAAGTTTAACAGGCATTGACGCAATCGAACCACTGATAAAGTCAACGGCACCCGATACGGCAGGAAGTGTCAGTGCCTTTTCCCTCGTGATTGTCTCATTATTGAGCAATGCAGATAACAGCACATCGTCAAGCTGAACACTTTGATCGTTAAGATTTAATTTATTCATAATTTTTCTGAATAGTGCCACTCTCATTACCGCCCCTTTGTTAGTATTTTCTATTTGAAACATTTTTACGCTTATATATTAGCATAAATGCAAATTTATAGCAATTAAATCATCTGGAATGTGAAGTCGCCTTCATTCAGGAAATAATCCTGCTCAAGAAGATAAATTGCATTGATAAGTGATACAACCATATCAACCTTGCCGTTGCTCTTTTTCTTGCTGACATACATATTTTTGTTGGTATCATATGCACATTTCGCATTCTGATAATTAATTTCAAGAAGTTTGTTTTCTGTGTATTTGAATTTCTGTTTAAGTATTGCTTCTTTCATCCTCTTTGTCGGAGAATGTAGCACGCTTGAATACTGCTTAATCTGAACCGTGTTATAGCCCTCATTAGCCAATTTCTGCGCTGTGCTTAATGCATTCCATCTATCATATCCAATCGCCTGTATTTGTACGTTGTAACGACTCTCAAGGCTCAAAATGAACTGCTCAACAAACGCATATGAGATAACTCTGTCACCGCACGCAAATACCTTATCACTCTTCAATAATTCCCGATAGTTCACACGCTCTGAAATTGTTTTCTCTGTGATCCTGTCTGCTGGAATGAATGCGAAACTTTCTGCAAGAATATTATCATCATCATCTACAGAAACCATGGCAACAGACGTATTATCATTCGATTCTGAAAGGTCAACGCCTAAATATACAACTCTGCCGTTCCAGTCAATGTCAGCCACTTTGCACGCTTGAACGTCCTTAACATCAATGAATGTTTCTGTTCCCTGACCTTGATAAATGATATTGCAGTGCTTTGTAACAAAGTTCTCTCGCTCGTTCTCAATGGCAATGGCTCTCGCACGCTTCTTGACAAGATCATCCCAGATTTCAGGTATTTCCAATGATGCAGGATTCGCCTGTTTCAAAACAAGATTGTCTGTTTCCCAGTCTGATGTTTTGTCAGGTTCATACAACAGTGCAAAAACAGTATCGTCTTTCTCAATACCATCAAGAACCTTCTTGGCATATGCTACCTCGTCTTCGAAAGGATTGTCGATTGTCGGATATTTTGTACTGATAATGAATCCTAGTTTGTTGACAACGTTAAGCTGTCCTGATCGCATCGCTTCAACAGGATAACCGTTTGGCAATGCTCCAACTTCATCTGCGATAAACGCATTCGGCATACGTCCGTCCATACGGTTATTACTGTACGCTAACGGAATCAACGTGTTTTCATTCGGTTTGAATTTGATGTAATCCCTTAACAGCTTAAAACGCTTTGTTCCTTTATATTCATAAATAAGCGGACTGCTTTTGATTGTATCTGATATTGCCTCTTTTATCTCTCTCGACAATGCACCATCTGGCGCAACTGAAAAGAACTTTGAGAACTTTGGTTCTGTCAAAAACAAGATAATAAATATTGTTCCGATTGTATATGTCTTGAAATTTTTTCTGCAAATTTCCAACAGCCCTGTCTCGTATCTGCGTTTTCTCGGTTTGTCACGATAAACAGTGCATAGCATGGCAGTATATATCAGCCACTGGTAACCAGTGGCGCACTTATACATCGACTGTCCTGCTTTCAATCCCTTCGGCATGATAAGCAGTTTCAGAATATTTTCAATCTGCTGAATCTTTTTTTCAGATACAAAGTACTTTGCGTTTTTTCCTTCTGCAATCTTCATCCAGTCTCGCATCTGTTTTTTGACGTATCTCGGTGTGGTTTTCTTTCTGACAGAGTTTTTGCAATATTCGTAAGCCTTACTGCTCGTCACTGCCATCATCGTCACCGCCGTTAATGATCTTCATAAGCGGGTCTTCTTCTTTGGTTGTATCACCTACATTATAATTTTTAATAATCTTCATAAGAGTTGCGACTGTTCTATTTGCACTATCTGTTGTTGCATTATAATCTTTTACTGCTGGACTAGAATATAAATTTTTTCTACCTTTAACATATTCTTTTTCAACTAATATTCCATCATCTTTTATAGATTTTTCCAATTCATATAACATAACTAATTGCATTTGATATCTTTTGAAAGTGGTTATAAAAAAGTAATTACTTTGTACTCCACTTTCTTCTGCAATTCTTAAAATTTCTTGTGCTTGTTCGGTTAAAGTCATTTTTGCCATATTATCACCTCATACAAATTTTTTACTTGAAATTTTTTATTTGGTATGATTTATTATGAGTCTTTTGATCCTTAATCATCATTTTTAAAAAATCTTCCCTTGTGAAATCAGATAATCTAAATACTTCTTCTGGTTTCATTCCTAATTCCTTACATATTTCTTTTGTTGATTTTCCTTCATCTAATAATTCTTTTACAATTGCTTTCATTGGTTCTAATAAATGCGTTCCCCTCGCTCTATTATGTGTAATAGTTCCATAAACATCTTCTGCATGATCTTTATGGTCTACAATAACAACTGGAACTTTATTTTTTAATAATGTTTTTAATGGCTCTCTACCTGACACAGTCCATCTATGAAAACCATCTATAATTGTATAATCAGGTCTTATAACTATTGGCATAGTCCAACCATTTACTAATATAGACTGAACTAATAATTCAAGATTTTGTTCTGATACTTTATTTGGATTGTAATTATTTGGTTTTAATAAATCTCTATCAACAAATTTAACATTTTCTAAAGGCTCTAATATATTTTTATTTTCATATTTTTTTATTTCATTTTCTTTCATATGTTACTCCCCTTACTTACATAAATACATAAATCAATTCCTAATCTTCTCAATGTTCTTCCTTTTGGGTCTCCACCAATTACTATATTACATAACTCTTTGTAATGTTTTTGATTTAAAAATGAACCATATTTAATTAATAATTTATTAATTTGTTTTTTTGCCCTCTGCATAGATTTATTATCAAATCTCCATTCTTCTTTTAACATCTCAAATAATTTATTCTTATAATCAACTTCTTCATCTTTCTTTGCTTGTTTATTTTTCTTTTGTCTTCTAAATAATTCGGTATCATAATAAAGCATCGCCATATAAGCATTTGGCTCTCTTTTACAGATCTTATCAAATAGTTCAGGATAAAATTCACACATCTGAGTTAAGCTTCTAGCAGTATCTATACTAAAAAATTGACTTATTCTTAATCTATTAATTGGAACTCCTACTTGATACATAAATTTATATGCATCTGGGAAATCTAAGTTATTATCTCTTATATACATCCATACATCTTTATCAGTCCAGTCATATATAGGAAACATTTTATCTTGTGATGTTCTATTTGCTAAATTCATTAATCTTTGAACACTTTCACTTGCTCTAACACCAATTAATGATACACAATTTTTATTTTTTTTACTCATAAAACTTTGATAAGTATCATGCCTTTCATTAAGCAATGGATCATTTGTAATTGCAAATTTTGGTTTTTGTCTTATCCATACATCTTTTTTAGTTTCATCCCAGCAAATAAAACTTTCATCATTTGTTAATTGATTAAAGCAATTATAATGCTTTACCTGAATACACCACCAATTAAAATGTACTCCAATGCTCAGCCATTGTAATCTCATGCTTTTAACTTGTTTTTCTACACATGGGAATATTGCTTCTTCGTCTATAAAATCAACTATTAATTTTGATTTGTCTATTTCTCCACTTTGGCACATTTTAAATATTAAATCATTTAAGCAAATGCTATCTTTACCTCCACTTACTGATAATTCAATTCTACTAGCAGTTTTAAATATGTTTTTTATTCTTATCTTAGCCATAGTTACAACATCAATGTTTGAATATTGTTTTTTAATCAAGATAGATCATCTCCCCGCAAGAAGGACATATAATATATTTCTTTTCATTTTTTTCAGCACCGACTTTTGTTTCCGTTACCATTGTTACTGGCTCATTTTTAATTTCTGGTTCTTTTTTAATTTCTGGTTCTTTATAACTTGTTTCTTGTTTTGGCTCTTCTTGAATAAATTTAGTATCTGTTATAGTACCATAATCTTTTATTGCTTCTTCAACTTGTTCATCTGTTGCAGTCATTTGCTCCAAAATAAACTTGTCATAACCAGCGATTTCAAAATCTCCTATTCCAGTTATCTCTTGGATGTAATTATTTATTTCATCGTAATTGTCTGCACCTAATCCATATATTTTATTATCACTTAAAATTAATTTTTTCTTTTCAATTTCTGATAGACCTGTTTTTCTATAACATTGAACTTCCGCTTTATTCATTTTTACTAATGCAAAATATAAACCATTACCAATTAAGATATTATTATCTTCATCAATAACTATTGCTCTTGTTTGTCCGAATTGTTCTACACTTTTAATTAATTCATCAATTTGTTTATCATTATGTTTTCTAACATTCTTCTCCAATGGTTTTAGATCACTTAATTTTACTACTTCTAATTTCATCTCATTTTCCTACTTTCTAAAAATTCTCTAGCACTTGTTAATCTTCTACTAGCATTTATTACAATGATTTTACTAATACATAGCCAAGTATTATTGTTGCTACTATAAAACTTATAATTCCAACAATTGAATTAATTGTTATTTGTCCTAAAGTTGCAAATAATACCATTAGCCCAAATGTTATTGCTGATACTGGAATTACTATATTTGTTTTTTTCTTTAATGCTAATGGTAATAACAAAATACCAACCGCAAATGCAAATCTAATAACTCCAAATGAACTCCATAATTGAAGCATTCCCATTTTAACAAATACTCCAAATGCAATACATAATAATAGTGAAAGCCCTGTTCCTATTTTCTTATTTCCTACTTCATGAAGTGCTACTGCAATACTATCTATTGTTGATGTAGTTACTCCAAGAACTGCTACTAATAAAATAATATGCATTGGTAGTGTAAATTTAAAGAAAGCCATTCCTAATATTAATAACATATAAAGTCCAAATAAAAATGCTCCTAAATAATAACCTTTTTTACTTTCATCTGCTTCTGCTCTTTGCCAGTGTTGAACATCTCCAATAGGGCCAGCGAATAAAATAAGTCCAGACCATATTCCCCATAGCACACCACTCATGTTAGTTGGTGCAAATACTTGTAATGGGGCTTTTGTAAATATTCCAACTGATATAACTGATATTATTGATACAATAGCCATGATCCATTGATATACATCTGTTTTAACTGATGTTGGTAATCCTTTTTTGTAAACAATTAAAGTAAAGAAAAATCCTAATGCTATTGTTATCAAATATGATGCAGTTGTACTACCTGTAATAATTAAAAATTGTTGGTTTATAAAATTTAACTGAACTAATAAGCTAAATAATTGAATTATTAATGCTATTACTTTTACTTCTTTTCTATTATAAGTTTCTGGACTAATTTTTTTCTTATTATATAGCCATCCAAATAATGCAAGCGTTAAGGTATTACAAACAGCCCATATGATCTATGCAGTTATACCTTTCTCTTGAGCTATTTGTTGTCCCATGATTAAAGATGTTCCCCAAGCCCAACTCGCAGCACTTGAAGCACCTATTTTTTTAAAACTTAGTTTCTTATTTGTCATTTTCATTCACTACCTTTCTTATATCGCCCGCTCATGTTCCACGTGGAACACTTTCGCATGATTTTCGCTTCTTTTTGAAACAAAAAACGGCTTATACTCACATTATAGCGTTAATTTAGCCGTTTTTCCAAAAAATCTTTGTATTTTATTATTTTTGTGTTCTTGGGTATGAGCGTTTCATCTCACTGTCTCACCAGACAATGCCCGTTACCATGGGGGGGATTATTTAATCCTGTCTATTCTCTGCCTAGCTAACTTCTTTAAATTCTCTTTGTCACTCATCCCTGCATCTGCTAACCTATGACAGTCTTTGCATAAACAGATAAGGTTATCATCATTCAGCCATAGCTCTGGCTTATCCTTCAGTTTCTCTATGTGATGTACTTCAACATTACGATAGTTATATATGCCTTTGTCTTTGCATACTTCACATAGATAGTTTGCATCTTCTCTAATCTGCTTGCTCTTCTCTGTCCATACGCTTTTACTTCTCAGTCTTGACTCTTTGTAACTGTACTTGTAGTGCTTCTTCTCTACCTTGCACACATACCCTTTCGGATGTATCTTGCCACATCTACTACATGAATAATAGCCTTGTGCCATTACTTCACTCTTAAACGCTGTCCAGTATAAATCTTGTTCGGATTAGCAATACCATTCATCTTTGCTAACTTCTGATATGTTGTTCCGTATTTAGAAGCAATACCACTTAATGTTTCGCCTGATTTTACTGTATGATAAACCGTTGTTGGTTTCTTTGCACCGCACAATTCATTTACACGCTTTTGAACTGCGTTATAGTTATATCCTGCGTGTTCCAGTCTGTTCTTGCGATCATCACCACTGCCCCATTTTCCTGCAATGACTTCCTGTGCAATCTCTTCATTAGATTTCTTTGCCAGCTTTGCATTCACTGCATTCTGAACAGCATTGTAGTCATATCCTGCATTGGTTAAGCGTTTCTTTCTGTCAGCTCCATCACCCCATTGCCCTGCAATTACTTCATTAGCAATCTGATCAATTGGTTTTGTCTGTGGTTGTGTTGCGTTACCTCTTGAATATCTTGAAAGGTCTGCATACATTACATTCTTGTCTAATGGCTTAGAAGTGTACTGTTGTAATGTGCCATATTGTGAAGTGTTTGTGTGCTGTGTTCCATCATTCTTACCCCAATTGGCAACCCATTTGTCGAATCTGTCATTTAATCCATTTACATACTGAAGCCATGAACTAGATGTGTAAATCCCTGAATAATATCCTGCATCTTCAATCATCTTACAAAACTTATAACAAATAGGTGCAATAGTTCCATTTGAGAATTTAAAGCCGTGTTTCTTTTTATATCCATCTGCATCTTCCATGTCGAACCAGACACCAACCTTGATGTCGTTCTTGTATTTAGCAATTGCATTGATCACTCCTCTTGCTTCTGCTTCTGCTTCTGCTTCATTCAGTGCATATGAATAATGATAAACCCCAAACGGAATACCTAGCCTTTTGCACTCATTCACGTTTCTTTCAAATTTTTCGTCTAAATGAAAATGACCATATCCAACACGAATAATTACAAACTGTCCTTTATATGGTTCTAAATTAATATTGCCGTTGTGTTTTGAAATATCAATACCGTACATTTTTTATCCCTCCTTATTTGATCTTGTCTTCAAGTTCTTTGATTCTTGCTTCGTGATCATCCTTGTATTTAAACAACGTCTTTACACGTTCCGTAACAATGATGAGTTGCTCTGATACATTTTTCAACTGCTCAGCCTTTTCGCCATTTTCTAACATCAATTTTTTTGTGGTGTCGCAAAAATCATCAAGTTTTACGTTGATCTTTATAAAATTTTTTTCGATATCCATCTGCCTATTCTTTTCTCGCTCTGCCTGTTCTTCCTGGCGTTTTTTGCCACCTGCAAAAGTGTTAATCAACGTACATGCAAGTGATGTCAAAGAAATAAGTAATGCGATGCTTACACTTGCTTCTGGAGTCATTTATTCCACCTTTTTATAATTTGCTGAACTAATCTGTAAACATGCACCAACGCAAGTACCAATTGCCGAAATAGTTCCTGCAATCGCTTCTGCACAATCCCATCCCCAGATTTTGCCGAGCGTGATAATTAACACTGAAAATGCGTTTGTTCCTACAAGTGCCACCCATTTTAGAATGTCATATGTTTTATTAGAAAATACCATTTTTTTGCCCTCCTTTGTTAACATTTTTTGCCCTTCCACAAGAGTAATTATACCCTAATTATAGCAGAAAAAAAGGGTTTTTATACCCTTTTTCATTTGCCTTTATTTTATCTTTTTTGTTCAATAATGATTTTCCCAGTTTCTGTCCTAATTGTGATTTCTTTTTCTGGATCAATCCCGGATTCCGCCACAATCTTTTTTGATATTGTTGCATTATACGTGTTGATTTTTACATCGCCACCCATAGTTTTGTACTTCATTTTCGCAAGTTTTGCCATTTTTTTACCTCTCATTTATCTTTAAACGCTCATGAAGTCGTTTGAGAATGCCAACACTTTATTAGTAAAAGTATTAGGAGAAACGATTTTCAGTAAATGAATTGGAGAATTATAAGTCATATTATAAGTATTGCATTTTGTGCTGACATCCTCGAACGACCTCACGAGCCATTTTTTTATTTAGTTCTGTATATTATTCATCGCTATTCTTTCCAATAATACCCGATAGCTATCAAAATTATTGATAATGTTATGAGTAATATTCCGATAATATCCATATAATTAATTTTCCTCTCTGAGCCATTCTTTTATACTTTGTTTATTTTTAAGATAGCAATATGCACACGCAAAGCTTTCTCTTGCTAGGTCAAATTTTTCGCATGATCTATCGCCAAAATAATCACTAGATATACCTAAACAACTAATCAGTGAATTTTCTAATAGTGCATCTAATTTCTTTTCATCTAGCTTAATCATCATATTTTCAATACTCCCACTGATCTGTTAAATATTTGAATAAATTTTTAGCATTGCAACATGGACAAAATGCTTCATCACATTATCCCATGTCGCAAGGTGGATATTCTCCCATATTTATGTCTGCCATAGCTATTTTTATAGCTAAACAGTCACTTGTTTTATAAAGCAATTCAAGCAGTGCTTTCAACATCTTTTCATCAACATTAATAGTTTTCATTGCTACCTGCCTCCTGTAACAAGAAAATACTGCACGAACAGCATATTCATGAACAGAGAACCGCAAAAGTATCTTTTAACTTCTATTGAATTCCAGTTATTGCCTGTTGTTATCATAGAAAATAGAATAATTAATATACATATGTCTGATAAAAAGCATAATGCCCTGTTTTTATTTAATTTTTTCATTTGTGATCACTCCTTATTAAGAATCCCTATATTGAAAATGAGATTAAAGAAACAAAATCTAAAAGGTATTTAATAGAATTTTCTTATGAGTCTTGTTTTGATTAGATCAAGCAACTAATGTTTTTTTTAAAATTGGTGTATCAATATAGGGATATACTTATATTTTATTTTCTGTATTTTATAAGTTTGAAATTATTTTCAAACTCCAAAAGTAGTCCATACAGTATTCTGCTTAAAGCCCATAACTCTTGTAGCTGATCACACTGATAATCAATCAATTTTGATTCATTCATTTCATAAATACAGCTGTTAAGCAACAAAGCACTCATTTTGTTGTTTAAATCTGTAGCCTTTTTGCTTGATTCATATGCTTTAAAAATTTTCGGTTTGATATAATCAAAAATTTCAGCATTCTTACTTTTAGACTTTTCAATATATTTTTCTAGACTTTCAGCATAACGCTTTAATGCATAGGCATATGCTTCATAGCGCTCTGCTTCTGTTTCAAAATTACAATTTTTATAATTATCAAGAGACGGCATTTGTGAACCTTCCATTTTAATTACTTCCCTTTCTTTTGTTCTCATCCATCACATTAATTGATATGGTTTTTTCTAGATTAATATGAGCCTCGTCCACACGCTCCCAATTTCCATTCGGATCATAGAATGTTTTGTAACCTGTCGAGTCAAAATGTACATATCTTAGTTCTCTATCTGTTTTATCTCTTAGTAAGCCGTAAGCACCAGCACCTACGCCACCAATCACATATTTAGAACCGTCGCACATGTAAAACGTTATACAATACATGATGATCACTCCCATTTCAAAAACATACACTCAAGAGGTATGTTTTCATTCTCTTCTAGAATACATTCTCTTATGGATTTTAGAGTTTCAAGCGCGTCTTCCATTGTGCCCCACCCATTGCTTGGAAGAAATTCAGCGTATTTAAAAGTTCTATTTTTTAAATTTCCTATGCCATTTTCCACCAGTTCTATTACGGTATCACATCTATAAAAACTGCTACTTTTAAAGTCCCAGTTCATGCAGTTTTTAAACAACGTTCTTAAATTGTAAGTAGGATGGTAACATGTCGGGTATGATATCTGTACGTATTTTTCACACCCTTCGACTTTTACGTAAATACCTATGTTGTAACTCATTTAATTACCTCCTTAATTTTTTCGAGCGTATCAAGCAACTCTCTATTTTCACATTCCGCAGATTCTAAATCATTGCAGTATTTTTCTAATGCTGTGATGTAGTCGTCTCCGTAAACAATCCTACCGCTTCTATTGTCATAACATAGAGAACCATCTTTTTTAGGTTTCTTTAAACATTCAACATCTAACTTTTTATAAGGCTTTTTAAACCATCTAATAAATGCGTATGTTGATTTAAGAGGGCAGTCTTCCATGCAGAAAGCTTCATCATCCACACATTTTGGAGCATTGAACGAACCATCTAAGTATTCAAGGAATGACCCACATAAATAATTTCCATCCACTTCAATGCCTGTTAGAAATTTAGCGACTGATTCTAACTTTTTACTGTCTACTAGTTCCATGTTTTTTTACCTCTACTATTTTTCGACTAGCTGAACATCTGCAACATTTTCTTGTGACTTGACAGTATATCCAATAACGTAATATTTCTTTTTTAATTCTGCCAGTTCGTTCAAAAACTGCTGATAAGTGAAGTAGACCACTTTTTTAGTTAAATAATTATTCATTTTTAAGTCTCCTTTATGGTTGTTTTGAATTTATATTCAAAAATCTTTTTCTTAATCTTATATACTTCTGTTTTTCTGCCTTTGACATCTTCCACAACTTTAACGTTATTGATGTAATAGA